AACAAACGCAAACTCATCACAGTATAGTAATGATATAGACATACCACGTCCTGTGTTGCCTGTAGTTGTTGCACTTACAATACGTGAGCCATTTTCAAATTCCATACTTCCTTTGTTATAGTTTGTAACACCTGCTCTAATATGGTCTTCACAAGATTCATATACATAACGAATACGTTGCATAATTTCTTGAGCACCAGTATATTTGTGAGCGGCAATAAGAACAGTTTGATCAGGATGAAACATAGCATACCAACACAAATAAATTGCGGCAGTAGTAGTTTTACCTGTCTGTCTAGGTAACATGTTTACATTAAATCTATGATCGTGATAACTTTTTAATAAACGGACTTGGAATTCGTAAGGCTCAAATAGCAACTTACCTTTTACAGGATGCTGTATGTAAGCGAACTTTTTTGCAAAATGCAAATATCCTGACTCAGGATCAATACACTTAGATAAATCTTCTAATTGTGCATCTGTAAATGTTTCAGTTTTATTGGCTTTCTTAATTAATACGCCGTCTAAAGAAGTACTCATACTACTATTTAACCAAAAAAATAGGCCCGTTGGGCCTATGTGAGTGAGACTTTAATATTATACCCAGCCGTCGCCAGTAATTCGGTCGCCTATTTCACCACCGACCATGCCGCCTGCAATGCCACCATATGGGCCAGCAAGTGCTGTTCCACCCATTGTTCCGCCTATTGTTCCAAGTACTCTGCCTCCTAATCCTGCGTTGAGATCTTGATCTCCCGCAACATCATCTTTACCTGGATTTTCTGGATCGTCTATTTTCGCAGTTTGTACAATGCTAGGTTTAAGTCCGGCGTTAGTCATTAACTTCATAAGTTCACCAACGTCATCACATGTTTCTGCGTTCATGTTGATACTAACGCTGGCCGCTTCATTGACTGGTGTACTAATTTTATCTAGTTTCTCCAGTAAATCACGCATGACTTAACCTTTGTATTCTTTGTATAACTCGGAAAGTTCTTCTTTGATTTTACTTGCTAGTGCCATTGGATTATCTCCGCCTGCTACTTTTGGATAAGATCTTTTAGATTTGTTAAGGTCTGTTCCACCTTTGATTACGTCAGTGTGTGGAGCATAATCTTCTTCTGGTGAATTAGCATAATCGCCTTCAACTCTTGTGTCGTCATTTTCTGCTTCGTCAGCTAAACCGCCTCCAGCTAAAGCACCAATACCAGCTCCAACTGGACCGCCAAGCATGCCGCCGCCAATACCGCCGGCGATAGTTGTCAATGCTTTTCCAATACCTGCTTTGAGATCTTGGTCTCCTGGTACATCATCTCTACCTGGAATCTTTGGATCATCGTCCATTGCACCTAATGCTTTCATATGCTTTTCCATATCCATTCTTGGTGCTAGTGGTTTATCACTAACTGGAGTAGGACTCATTCCTGCATTACGCATCATTGCCATAAGTTGTCCAACTTGTCCGGCATCGTCAGCTGTCATTGAAATATTCATTGATGCTGATTCTTCTAATTTTTGTTTTTTGCTAGGAGCTTCAATAGCGTCCATTTTTGCAATCATATCTTTAAGGTTCATTATTTGCTCCCTACTGGTGATACAGTATTTTCCTTGTCGGTGATATCTGCGCCTTCACCGGGTTTTACATCTTGTAACGGATCATTTTCACGCTCTGATCTAGCTGTTTCAAGTTCTTTTAACAAAGACATAACACGATTTGAACCAACAGCTTCTTGTGCTGATTCGCCTCCCATGTCTTCTGTTTCTAATCTAGTTTCGTATGGACCTTCATCTTTAGATGCTTGGTACATTTCTTGTGGCTCGTTTACATTACGCACTATAAGATGAGCTCTGTCAATATCACAACATTGTGTGATATATTCTCCTAACACTTGGGGTGTTGTAGGATAATTTAAACCAACTTCGTAGTATGTAACCTCAGTGTTACTAAGTTGTGGAAAGTCCAGTGGACGTTCTTGAATTGGTGTTTTCTTTCCAGCACTCATTGATGCTACACTGTAGCGTTGCAAGCATCTTTCTAAACTATCAGCACAATCCTCTGGAAGTTCGCCTGCTACTCCAATGTTAAATTCATATATTTTTTTAGCTTCTGCTAGGTATTTTTCAAACATGTTTTCGTCCTTATTAAATTATTTATCCAAATTCTTGAGTTTTTCGAGCAAACTGTTGCGGTCTGTGACTATGTAGCCTTCACCTTGAACCATATCTTCGTCTGGCTTACCGTCTTTATCCATCTTTTCTTTTTTAAGTTGTAGCTCTACCATCTTAAGTTTTTTGTCTAATTTTGCAACTTTAGCATCAAGTGATGTTTTTAACATTCCGCCTGCTACTTCAAATACTCTACCTGAGTATCTTGATTCAACGTTCATGCCCAAATCCATTAGATCATCATAAGCATCCATAGCCTTTTGTGCTACTTCGTTAAGCTCTGTATCAGCCATTTCACCTAATCCTTTAACAGCTGGTAGGGCCGCTGATATTTTATCAAATTCAGCAATATCTCTCAACGTCTCATTCTGTTGAGCTAGTACTTCCTTTTTGTCTTTTTTCTGATCTTGTTTGATAATTTCTTTACTATCAGGTAAGTCAAGAAGTTCTTCTAATTTCTTTGTCATTTTATACTCACATTAACTGCTACTATTATTTATCGTTTTCCTTGATGGAACATATCCTTTTCTGTAACGACCCTAAAGCCTAATCCTTTAGACTTACAATATGCCCTTGCGGCTTCCCACTTTGCCATATTTAATGCAACTGCTAGTTTATTATGCTTAGATTTACCTGCTGATTCCATAGTAACTTGATTATCTGGTTTAACTTCAATAAGTTCTACCATATTTTTACCTTTTTTAGTTTTATATTGAATAAAAAAATCAGGAACGTAAATAGTCATTTTTCCTGTTAGTGGATTACGAAAGGGTATTTTTACTGCTTCACTTGCCCATGCTTGTATTGATGGATTTTCATCGCAAAATTTCATAAATGCAAACTCCCAACTACTGCGATAAATTGGTGTTCTACGTCCTACATATTTTCCTGGATTTTTGGCTTCGAATCTACCTTGTGCAAAACGCCCCATGGGTTACCCCATTATGTTTCTTGCTTCTAGAGGAGTGGTGTTTGGTGGTACTCTAAATCCTAATGTACTAATTTTTTGTCTATTAAAATTTAAAATACTTGCAACTGTATAACTTAATTGTAACTTATCTAATCCTTTAAGTGTATCTAATAATTCAAATACTCTAACATTATCAATTTTTGCTTGTTGCATTAATACTGCACCTGTTGACTGTGCCGCTGATTTATCAAAACCTTTGCTTTCTAAAAAACCAATTACTGCATCAACTTCGTTACTTGGATATGCTAATTGTTTTTGATAATATGTATTGAAATAACGCTTGACTGGATCAGCACTATCTTTTTCTTTTTTTACTGGTAAATTTAACTGTACTTTGTCCATTTTATATTACCCCGTCCATTGGTGCTTCTGAAGGTCCACTAAAACTATTTTCTGAAGCTGAACTAGTCTTTGATGTTTGAGCACCGTATTTGTTAATTAAAGAACCTACGCCAACTACTGCCGCCGCGCCGGCTAGTGTTTTAGCTGATCCGCCGCCACCGCCTTTAGGAAATGCTAATCCTGCAACTCCGCTTACATCAATTCCAGCCGCTTGTCCTATGTCTCCAATTGCACTACCTAATAGTTCTTGTCCTACGCCAGCGGCATTCAATCCGCCTGCATTTTGTAACACATTGGCCGCTTTTAAAACTGTACCGAAGTTTGCTTTACCGCCTGTGATATCATCTAATACACCCATGCCACCTGCTAGTACTCCGCCTATACCTAATAGGCTAGATGCACCTCCACCTGACAGTGAGTTTGGACTAGGTGTTTTATCATAATGTTCTACTGCAAAACCTTTAGGTCCGCCTTTACCTACTGCACCTCTACTGTAATGAACAGTTTCATATTCTACCGTCATTGTATTTGCTACAACATCACTGGCGCTGTTATCCATAGTATCATGTTGCCAACTTGCAATTATAGGATTTATAAGTGTAAATGAAGTATAATTTTTACGTGCCATCTGGCTAATAGTAATACTATTAAAAAACGGAGATGAAGCATCGTTATCAAAGCCGTATCTAAATTGTCGTCTGCCAAACATTCCTGCTCTATTATAAGGATCAAAAGATGCACCACCTGTATCTGGTGAGCCATCTGGTGTAACTGCGGCATAGTTACCATCTCGATAGTAGTATCTATAGTATGCTTCCCACATTGCTGTAGTAACACCCATGTTATCATCGTGTAACACAATTTGAATTGGTTGATAGTCAATACGCTTTTGTACAATTTTTTTTCTATTGTATTGATGTTTCACATCTGTTTGAATATTATATGCAGGTAACTGTGCAGTCTTAACAAGCATATTAAGTTCGTTCATATGCTTTTCTCTTAATTGAGGAATAACTGCGGCCGCATCAGGATTAATATTAAAACTAACATGATAAAGAAATTTTACTTTTGGACTTAATCGATGACTGTCATCAACATATAGTCTTGAACCATGTGCGTAATCACCAAGACTACCTTTAGGGTTTAATGCCCCAGATACTACATTGTCTAAAAAACCGTTTAAGAATCCCATACTAATATTTATCCTTTTGAATAAAGTGGGTAGATAATTCAGTCATAAAAAAAGGGACATCTCTGCCCCTTAATTTAAATTTTATTTTATTTAGATAGAACCACCGCCTGTGATTGCAGTATTAATTGTTCTTCCTACTGCTGTTCCTAGGCCTGTTCCTTGTGGTGTTTGAATTGCGTTGTCGTATCTAATATTCAATGTAACTGTAACTACTTCAGATGTTGCATAGTTAAGTGCGTTATAGTTTGTGCTTTCTAAATAACAACCGTATAATTCAAATGTTTCTAATACGCTTGCTGTGTTAGCACCGTTACCACCATCTAGTATTTCGATTCTAGTAACGAATTTATAATCTGCACCACTTGCCGCACTTGATTGCTCAAAGAAATCAAACTGTTTCTGTAGTTGTTCGCCAACCATTTTTTGTACATTGTTACTTACATCTTCACGTAAGTTCATTGTAATTGGTTCCCAAGTGTGTTTACCTGCTAAGAACACTTTAGAGTTGTAAATATCAACTGTCATTTGTTCAAAACTAACGTTAGGTCTTGATACGTCCATAACTTGTTTTGTTAGCTCTGTTGACGGACTTGATACTCCAAAATTCTCCAAAGATACTCTAAAACGGTATTGCAGTTTGGGCATCAACAATCCCTGATTAGACGCACTTGCGTTGCTATCTAAAGGTACTGTTAATTTTGAAAGTGTTGAAATTGCCATTATGTGCTCCTATTACTTTTATTTATCATATTATAGTCCGCTAATTTCACCAGTGTTTTTAAGTCTTAATGGAATGTAAATAAACTCCACAGCCTTAACTGGTTCAATAGCAATATCTAAATACAGCTCGTTTCTATCAATTCTGCTTGGAGTATTGTTAGACTCATCACATACAACTAGGAAGTCATATAATGCTCTTTGCGACACTAGCTCTAGCATTAAGCTATCTGCTTGTGCTTTAATTTCATCACGTGTGATTTTATCGTTAGGCTCAAAGATGTAAGGCTTAGCAAGTTTCTTAAGTTGTGATCTCAAGTAAATTACTAGTCTTGCAACGTTAATTCTATCCAATGCACTTGCATTTCTAGCTCTAGTCTTTTGACCAAAGTTTACAAGTCCTGCTCCTGTTAAGAATGTAATTGGGTTGATGTTATTAGCATAAAGTGTATCACGCTGTCCTTCATTTAATGCAATTGACTTAAATTCGCCTTCTGCATCAATAAATCCTGCGGCACTTGCATTTGTAATTCCACCACGTCTTGTACCTGCTGGTGCAAACCATGGAAACGATACTTGATCGCTTAATGCTAGTGTTCTTAGGATACCATGACTTGGAGGAACAACAACGTTGTTACCTGCGTTATCACTTGTAAACAAACTAGGGTAGAACATACCTAAGTATTCATCTCTACTAACTGCGCCGTTATCATTATCTTCGACTGCTAAGTTAACGTTTGATCCCCAGTTGTTTAGTGAAGTACCATCACTTGGTAATCTAAATGGACTGTCACCTACGATAAACGCTGTTAAGCCTCTATCATTATTAAGTGCAATCATTTCTCCAATTAGTTCTGGATATCCTGGACATGCCATTACGTTGAATAATCTTGATTCATCATCTCTAATATCTTGGTTACTGTTAACCATTGCTTGTAGAGCTTGAATGATTACTTTACGCTGTGCTTTACGTCCAAAGCTACCTGAACCATCAATTTGGTTAGCTGACTCAGTTACCCATCTGTGTGGATAGTATGTAGCCATACTAACGTCACCCATTCTAATATTTTTCTGAGTAACATCTACATGATTACGTACAAATTTCTTAACATTGAATCCACTTCTACGTAAGTTCCATAATAGCATTCCTTTTGGATATAGTGCTGGATCTGGAGCGTCAGTATCTAAGTGATCACTAACTAGTAATTCTGGAATTGTACCAGTTGGTGCTTCTGTAGCTGTCCCGCCACTTGTACCGTAACGTGCATCAGCAAACAAAATACCATCTTCTGATGTTTGATCGCCTTCGTCTAATGCAATCCATTTTGCTAAGTCTGAATTATATTTGTGTACTTGCGGATATGTTTCTAAATCTGCTGTTGATACCCAAATATCACCTGTTACTAGTGCAGATGAACCGTCTTGTTGTGTAGTTGGTTGTGTTGCACTTACAATTGGTCCTAATGGATCAGCTGAACTGTAAACGTTCTGGTAACCTTTCCATGTACTACCATCGTGTACCATAATATCAACTTCATCAACAATACTGTTGTACCATAATGCACCATCAGTTGTTAACGCTGTTGGAGCATCTGCACTTGCAGTTTGTGTTAGGATCTTCCAGTTTGAAGCGTGGAAGTCATAAGTTGCATCACCGCTTGGTGCCGCATATAAGTTTGCAGTACCTGATTTTGTTGAGTAATTAAATGCTGTAAAGCCAATTAAACCTAAAGCACCGTTTGTGTCTTTAATGTGGATTTCTCCGCCATCGTTATGTTCAATTACAACTCTGTTTGAAGCATCTACACTTGCAACAACGTTAGTAAATCCTGCCGCGTTAATTGCGTTTGCAATTAAGTCTGCATCACTTGCCGCGCCTGTTGCTGTAATACTTAATGCTTGTCCACCTGACATAGCAAGTTGTCCTACAATACTTTCAGCAATAGTAAAGCCATATGACTGACTGCTTAATTGTGTTGCTACTGCACTTGAAGTAATTTTAGTTGCAGTTGAACTGTTTCTTGCCATAATTGTAAAGTCAAATTCTTCGTTTTCTGCTTCTGAAGTATGTGCTTGTACATATAACTGACCTAATGCAAGTCCTAAACCACCTTGTGCTTTATCTAAATTATATAATGCTTGAGCATGGTTTGTATATACTGGTGCTGGCTTGTCTTCCCAAAGTTTTGTAGTTCCGTTGAACTGCTTAACTTTCATCTGTACGCCTAAGTTTGCATCAGTAATTTTAAACCAAACACTTCCTGTTGGTCTTGATTTTGTATCAGCTGTTTTAAATGCTGGAACTGCTGTGTGTGGAGCAATTTCAAATGCTGGTGAATAGTAGTCACCTGCTGTTAGTCCTAGGTCTGCAAGTAGTGTACCTGATCCACCTGCCGCTAGTCTAATAGCGCCATCATCGTCTGTTGTACCATCAACTGTGTTTGTACCGTCTCCAAACAAGTTAATTTTACCATCAACTACAGATGCAGTAACGCCTGTAATACCTGCACTGTTTACTGCCGCCGCAAATTGTGCTACAGTAGTGTCTGATCCACCTAACGAAACTGTTGATCCGTTAATTGAAATACCTTGGCTACTTGTTAGTGTTGGGTTAGCCGCTGTACCTGTTACAGTTGGCCAACTTGCTACCCAAGCCGCTGAGCCTACTTTTACCCATGTTCCTGAACTATTTTTATAATAAACTTTGTTCAAAGTAGTTGTTGTAACTACAGCATAATCGCCTACTGCACCAACTGCGCCTTTAGGAAGTCCTGTTGCACTTCCGCCAACTAGTTGTGATTTTGAAGTAATAACTAATGGAACTTTATTAGTGAATGACTGTCCACCAGTAACAGTTACCGCGTTTGCGTTCCACTCAAATATTCCGTATTTTGTTAATGCTGTATCAAACCACCATGTTCCGTTTGCTGGATTTGCCGCAGGTGCATTTGCACTTGGGCTAAGTTCGTTTAGATCAACATCTGCTCTAACAACAAATGCTCTATTGCTGACACCCAAATAGGAGTAAGCCGCTTGTAACCCGTATTCGTTAAGTTCGCCCCCGTTTACTGGATTGTTGCTTGCATCTGTTTGGAAGTGTGGATCTCCGAACGTGTCTGATAAATCTCTTTGTGATGTAATTAAAAATGGTACACCGGCATTTGCCTTTGTTGTACCTCTTGCTGTACCTGTTCCTGCCGCATTTGCTTTGTCCTGTTTAGACGCAACAAATAACATTGGAGTAGTACCTGGTTCTGCTGGTGTGTAGAAGCTTTCATCAATTACGCTAACTTGTACACCTGGTGATATTAAAGCCATTTAAGTTCTCCTGTTATAACAACTGTTAAAAGTATTTATATGATTTCTTCAAAAACATATATCAAAACACCAATAAAAAGGTACCACAAAGGGTAGGTAAATACAATATGAGACCTTTATGCGAGTGCGGATACCGGCCTGCGGCTGTAAATTATAAAAAAAATGGTAAAACATTTTATCGCAGGCAGTGCGACACTTGTTTACACCATGGTAAGAAAATGTGGGGTATACCTAAATGGCATCGTGCTGGTTATAGACAATTAGATGTATGTGAAAAGTGTAATTTTAAAAGTAATAAACCTGAACAATTTAATGTATATCATATAGATGGTGATCTAAACAATACGTTGCGAAGTAACTTGAAAACTATTTGTGCGAACTGTCAGAGGTTGATGCAGAAGCAAGGCGCAAAGTGGAAACAAGGCGACCTTTTACCTGACTTTTAAGATCTGCAATAGTTCCTTCATTGTAAATATTATGTTCAAATGATGCTTTGGCCCAACGCCATTCACTTGGATGTATATCTGTAGGCTCAATGCCTAAATCTTGATATTGTCTAAACCATACAGGATCTGGGCCACGTTTTACACACCATACTTTACCACCCATACTTTTAATTACTTCTACTTCGTTCTCAAATCTTACATCAGGAATAACAAAATTTTTGTCTGGATTGTCTATTATTTTCTTCTTTACAAAGCTGACCCATACTCCGTCATAAAATCCATTACGCATACAATCTGTACCAAACTCTTGTAATACTAATCTTGGTGTTATTGAACGTCCTGTTTCTTCAGTCCAAAACTTATCTTCTTGCTCACGCCAGTACCTACTATCAGATGTTTCACCCTCAAGCATGTCACGCGGCCAGTCAAATAGTACGCCTACTGCATCTTTCAGTTTATCTGCAAATGATATTTTTTCGAATTTATGTTCTTCAACAAGAACGTCTGCTACTGTACCTTTACCACTACCGATTAAGCCACAAATTCCAATTATCAAGTTGTTCTCCTAAGTTATAATGTATAGTATACTTTATAATTTAGCAGATGTCAAGTGTTATTTTAACCGATTGTGAAGCTATATCCGACGCCACCAGCTACTGCTAGTGATAAATCTTGCTCTAGTTTTTCCATCTCAGCTTGTGCTTCAGCTTTTAGGGCATCACCGTTTAAAGATGTGCCTCCTTGTGGGCCTGCTACAGTTGCAAATTTACTACGTGCTTCTCCAAGCATGTATTTACACTTAGCAAGTGTATAATCTTTGATCCATTGTACAGCCATATAGTCATCTAATAATTCAAAGTCTGGTCTGTAATTGTAACATTCTAGTAATAGTTCTTCTTCTGCACGGGCACGTTGTAATATTGTAAGTTTCTTATTTGATCTGTTCCATTTAAATTCTATAAAAGAACCAAACATACGTCCAACTAATTCTTGGTAACCGGCAAATGCATTATATGTTGCAAGTCCACCCATGTTAGAACTTGCTAACAAATAAGTGTTTGTATATGCTAGGTTGAAAGGTTCAAATAATGTTCCGCCATCTCCACCGCCTGTACGTGAACCAATTGATCTACGGAAAATTTGCCTTACTTCCATTACTTCGTTTGGTAGTATATACTCATTTTGATCTATTACTGTAGGTAAAAATACATATGATTCTTCAACACTATTTTCGCTACGCTGTCTAAATTTAGTAAATGCTGTGTTAAGAGCACTTTCATAATGCTCTGGATCGAGTTCAACGTCGATCATTCCACCACCAAGACTAAGTTCTACGTACTTGTAAACTTCTTGTTTTTTAGTGTTTATGTTTGTTGCCATATATCTTCTCCGTACAATGTATTTATGCGTTACGATAAATACTATTCCTATGCCGAGACTCAGTTTATACAAACCCGAAAGAGGGAAAGATTACACGTTTTTAGATAAAACTATAACAGAGATGTTTACCGTTGGAGGTACCGACGTCTTTGTACACAAGTATTTAGGCCCTAAAAATCCTGATGAAGCAAGTGCTACTGCTGATCAGCCTCAATACAATGCTGTAAAAGAAACTAATATACAAGACATGCTGTTCATGGAGAACAGAGATCGTAAGTACGATCCAGACATTTATACAATGCGTGGCATTTATAGTGTCTCTGATGTAGATTTTGACATGAGTCAATTTGGTTTATTTTTACAAAATGATATCATTTTTATGACTATACCTATTAATTATAGTGTAAAAACTTTGGGACGTAAAATTATGTCCGGTGATGTAATTGAATTACCTCATTTAAAAGATGAAAATGCACTCAATGATTATACTGTAGCACTCAAACGATTCTATGTTGTTGAAGATGTTAACAGAGCAAGCGAAGGATTTTCGCCAACTTGGTATCCACATTTATATCGTGTGAAAATGAAGCAAATAGTTGACTCGCAAGAGTTTAAGGAGATACTTGATTTACCTGCAGAAGAAGGTTCGTCACAAACATTACGTGATGTTCTTAGCACATATGAACAAGAGATGCAAATTAATGATGCTATTATTTCACAAGCAGAAGCTGATGCTCCTAAAGCAGGTTATGACACTAGTCATTTATATACACTACAAGTTGATGATAGAGGTGAGCCTGAACTAGTAACAACAGATGCAACAGACCTTGATGCAAGCACACAAGGAGAGTTAGCAGATAGAGTAAATCAAACTCCAGAACGTGAAGGATATACAGGATATCTTATTGGAGACGGTATAGCACCAAACGGAGAAGCATTTGGTAGTGGAATTAGTTTTCCACTTACACAAACTAAAGGTGATTATTTCTTGAGAATTGATATGATGCCTAATAGATTATTTAGATATGACGGAACAAGATGGGTCAAGATGGAAGATAATGTAAGGATGACAATGACAAATACTAATACAAAACAAACACAAAAAGGTACGTTTGTTAACAACACAAATGAATCAACAATTGGTGGCGACACTGTAAAAGAAAGACAAGGTTTAAGTCAAGCGTTGAAGGCAAAGGCAGATAATTCATGAGACATAAATTCGCAGGAGTAATATTTTTAATTTTAGGTATATATTTTTTAAGTAATAATATGGGACATATGAATCACGGACCTAACTTATTTGGTATAGGTGAAATGACATGGATGTGGTTTACTATGGCAGTTGTACATTTTTTTATTAGAGATTGTCACTGCTCAAAGTGTAAGGGATAATAATGCAACATTTTTATGACGGACAAATTAG